CGGTGATTGATTACGCAACTAAACATCCAAGACACCTCATCACAGTAGTAGCAGAATCTATTCCAGCAGTAAGAAATGGAGCAGTTAAAATCTTTCAAGATACTATGTTTGATACAAATAGGTGGATTGAAGACCATTGGCGAAGCAACCCAATGGAATATAAGTTTTCTAATGGTTCAATAGTTCAATTTACTGCGTTCGATTCAGTAGGTAAGGCAAAGGCAGCAGGGAAGCGTGATGTGTTATTCTTAAATGAGGCTAACCACATTGATTATGAGATAGCCGATGCGCTAATAACAAGGAGTAACACCATTTGGATTGATTACAACCCAGACCGCCAGTTTTGGGTACACGATGAGATATTAACCGAATCAGATTCAGAGTTTCTTTTGCTTACCTACAAAGACAATGAGGCTTGTCCTCCCGAAATACTTTCGGAGTTGAATATTAAGTTGGGTAAGGCTTACAATAACCCATTGGGGGATAAAACAGACCCGAAAAACATCAAGAATGAATATTGGCATAATTGGTGCAGAGTTTATATTCTTGGTGAAGTAGGCACATTGCAGGGTGCTATATTCCAAAATTGGCAAATCGGTTTATTAGATGATAGTTTACCTCACGTTTATGGATTGGATTTCGGATTCAGTAATGACCCAGACTCACTAATAAAAATAGCAGTAGACAAGAAAAGAAGAGTAATATACTTGCAGGAATGTATGTACAAGACTGGCAATTCAACCGAGCAATTGAGCGAATCGTTGAGGTTGCGAGTTAATCCCATCAATAGCATCATCGTTGCTGATAGTGCTGACCCAAGAACAATCAACGATTTAAGGCAACGCAACTTTAACGTAATGCCAGCGCAAAAGGGTAAGGATAGCGTGAGAAATGGCATCAAGCGAATGCAGGACTACCAGATAGTTGTAACTGCTGATAGTTTGAACCTCATCAAAGAATTACGCAATTACATTTGGCACGATAAGAAATCGGAAACACCTATTGATGCATACAACCATCAAATTGACCCTGCACGATACGGATTTGATTACCTTGTACCAGTATCCACATTAGCAATCGGAGGTGCTTAAAATGAATTATTTTAGCAAATTTGCGAATATGAAAAGAATTATTAATACATTTGTCCAATATTTATTCAATAAATGAATTTCATTCAAAAGGTAGTTGGAAAATTAGCAAACAAAGCATTAAGCTATGCCAACACTATTTCGTTGACAGAGCAGAATAGAGAAACAATCTGGAGAGAGTTTGGTGGTTTGATGCCATTAAATTGGGGAAATAGGGCTGATTTAATGATTAGGGAAGGCTATTCAGAGAATGTTGATGTTTATGCTATAGTTAAGAAGATAGTTGATGTAAGTAAGTCAATCCCTTGGATAGTTGAAAGAAAGAGAGTTGATGGCACTTGGGAGAAGATATACAATACATCTTTGCACGAATTAATGGATGAGCCTAACAACTATAAAGGCTATACTTGGAATGATATCGAAGAGCAAACATTACTTTACTTATTGATTACTGGCAATGTTTATTTAGTTGGTAATACTCAATTCAATTCAAGACTAATCCAAGAATTAGACATTCTACCAAGTTCAGCCATAAATATCTATAACAGAAACTTAAACTTTTTTATGCCACAACTTGAATACCAATTCAATTTCGGTGGCACATCAAGGGTTTACACGCAGAATGAATTAAAGCACATCAAGTTCTACAATCCAAACCTGCAAACCTTTGACTATGGATTAAGCCCAGTACAAGTGGCTGCATACGTTGTTAAGGTTGGAAATGAGCGTTGGATTGCAGATGCAAGCATATTATCAAACAAAGGTGTTGCAGGATTAATTAGTGATAGTTCACAGTTACCAATGACACCAGATGAGGCAACAAGGGTGGATGCTGAATTGAGAAATCGTGTTGGTGGAGCGCATAACTTTGGTAAGATTATTACCACAAATAAAGATTTAAAGTACATTCAAATAGGTATGTCACCCAGTGATATGCAACTACTTGAGAAAGGCATTGTTAATACCAGAGCATTGTGTAATGTCTTTGGTATTGATGCCAAATTATTTAACGATACTGCTGCAAGTACTTTTAACAATAGTTTGGAAGCGCAAAAAAATATGTATACCAATTGCATTATTCCTTTATCAGATAAAATGGCAGAGGCTTACACGCAATACTTATGCACTAATCACTTTCCGGGTCAACAAGTGAGAATGCGACAAGACTTTAGCGGTGTGGAATGTTTGCAAGAAAACAAAATGCAGTTAGCAGACTTTAAAATGAAAGGAATATTTACTGCGAATGAAGTGCGTGTGGCAATGGGAAAAGCACCTATTACTGATGACCCAAATGCAGACAAATTAATTATATCAACAACATTACAAAGTACAATAGGCAATGAGCAAAACCAAAGCACAACTGGAAGCAATTAAGATTAAGAAATTAGCAACTAAAATTGTAAAGAAATGAAGTTACCAAAATTCAATGATAAGAGTGAGAAGTGGGCTTTCTTGAAGAAAAATAAAGACCTCATCATTGCTGAAAAAAAGGCAGCAACAAAGTATGCTGATTGCATTGCTTATTCTTTGCCAACTGAATACAAAAAAGATGGTGTAACGAAAGCTATGATGGATGACATTGATGTGCCAGATGAGGTTGAAGTTATTACTGCGAAAGTTGTAATCAACACAACTAATTTAGTTGACAGTCACGATGATTGTCACATTCAAGGCATCTGGAAGAAATCACTTAATGAAACAAAATCATTCTATTTATTGCAGGAACATAGAATGTCATTTGACAAAGTTATAAGTGATACCATCAATGCAAGTACAAAAAAAATGACTTGGGATAAATTAGGCTTTCCTAATTTGCAGGGTGATACTGAAGCATTGATTTTTGAGGCTGAAATAAGCAAGGAGAGAAACGAATTTATGTTTAATCAATATCTTAATGGCTGGGTGAAAGAACATTCAGTAGGGATGAGATATATCAACTTATACCTTTGCATCAATTCTACATCAAAGCAATTTATGGAAGAGAAAGCAAATTGGGATAAGTATTACCCAATGGTGGCTAATAAAGACTACTTAAAAGAAGATGAGTATTTTTGGGCAGTAACAGAAGCAAAAATTATTGAGGGAAGTGCAGTATTAAAGGGAAGCAACTATGCAACACCTACAATGAGCGTAACCATACCAAAAGAAAATATTGAGCCGTTGAATGACACTCAAGAACCCGTAGCCGAGCAATCACTACAAAAACAAAAACAAAAACAATTATTTATTAATCTCACAAAAAACATTTAAAAATGAAGACCAAATTTGAATTATTCCTTGAAACAAAAGGATTGAACACCATATCTTTCGCAAACCAAGAAGCAGAAGAAATGGCAAAGTTATACAACGAGTATAACGAAGATGCAAGAAAAGCATTAGAAGATGCAGTTGCTAAAAGCGCAAGTAAAGAAGACATTGAGTCTTTGAAATCAGAACTTGCTACTGCTCAAAAAGAGCAAATGGTTCAGTTGAACAAAACATTGAAAGAATATGGTTTGGCAATTGAAAAGTTAAACAAAGATAACCAAGCAAATTCTTTGACTGCTCAAGCATCTGATATCAGAAAGGCATTAGAAGAAAACAAAGCTAACTTAACAAAGTTGAAAGACCTTGACAAGTCTGCTGCTCACGGTGCTGGATTCTCTTTCAAGGCTGCTGGTGATATGTTAGAATCTACTAACATTAGCGGTGGTAATGTGCCAGTTGAACAACGTATTGCAGGTTTAAACCTAATTGCTACACGCAGACCAAGACTAATTGATTTATTCGCTAAAGGTCAAGCAGCAAGTAACATCATTTCTTGGGTTTACCAAGCAAACAGAGATGGTGCTGCTGGTGGAACTACTGAAGGTTCAACAAAGAATCAAATTGATTTTGATTTAGTAGTTGCAAGCCAAGCGGTTGTTAAGCGTACTGCATTCATCAAAGTTTCAACTGAAATGTTAGATGATATTGATTTCATCGAAAGCGAAATTCGTAACGAATTAATGCGTTTATTGATGTTAGATGTTGAGAATACATCTTACTCTGGTAACGGAACTGCGCCTAACTTAAATGGTATCAGAACAGTTGCAACTGCGTTTGCTGCTGGAACTTTCGCAGCTACAGTTGACAATGCTAATAGTGCCGATGTACTTGTTGTTGCAATGAATCAAATTGCTATTGCAAACCAAGAAGCACCTAACGCTATTTTGATGCACCCATCTGACATTGCAGCATTGAAGTTAATGAAAGTTTCTGCAACTGATAAGCGTTATGTTGACAGATTACTTTATGTTGGTATGGAGTTAACACTTGATGGTGTTCCGATGATTGGAAGCACATTGGTTACTGCTGGAACTTACCTTGTAGGTAACTTTAATTTGTCTGTATTGTACCAAAAGCAAGGTATAATGATTAACATCGGTTTAGATGGTAATGACTGGACAAAGAATATGAGAACTATCATTGCAGAGTGGAGAGGTGCATTAGTAACCAAGAACAACGACAGAACTGCGTTTGTGAAAGGTACATTTGCAACTGATATTGCTGCATTAGAAACTGCTTAATTAAATGAGCAAAGTAAAATCTAAAGAAGTAGTAGTGGAGGCAAAAGCCTCTGCTGCTGCTCCTTCTGAAAAAAAATCAGAAGCGAAAGTAGCAACGCAATCAACTGTTGAAGTTGAGGTTGTTGTTACCAAAGATTTTAATGGCTTGAAAGCAGGTGAAAAAATAGTTGTATCTGAAAACATTGCTGAATTATTAACTAATAAAGGGCTTGTAAAATAATATGGGAATTCTAATATCAGCCTCCGACTTTACTGGCGAAAATAAAATAGCAACTGATGTATTTACGGATGCTGAATTAGATACTTTTATTACCATTTATGAGGCAAAGTTACTTTATGAGTTGATGGGCATTGAGTTGTATGATTTATTCATTGCAGACCTTGTTGCAGGTGTGCCACAGACTGCCAAGTATGTGACCATTTACGAAGCGTTTGTCAAAGAAATAGATGATGAGATGATTATGAGTGATGGTATGAAAGTTATGTTGGTTAAATGGGTATTTTTCCACTACGTTAGAACGCAGCCACAGACCAATACCATTCAAGGTAATACCCAGAGCGAAGGCACTATTAATATGCCCAGCGCAATGAGTTACACATCATTATGCATTGATTACAACAAAATGATTGGCACTTTCAAAGCAATTCAAAGCTATATCGAATCGGTAAAAGATGCCGATTATCCTACGTTTAAAGGTGTTTATAAAAATTATATGTCGTGGGCTTAATAACTACTAAAGACCATATTAAAAATGTTGTTGATGCAATAGATAAAACTATTGTAGTGAGTTCAGTTGTTGCCGATGGTAGCAACTGGAAGTTAATGACAACAAATACGAAATGGGCAACCTTTGGCAAGGTGTTAAGTGGTAAGGTAATAAAGGCAGTTGTATTCAACGAATCAATCACCATTGCATCTGCTACACAGCCAACCATTGGCATCTATGATTTAACAGCACCATTCTTTTATTACGGAACATTTTTAGAAACCAATTCAGAGTTAATAAAGGTATCAAGTAGCAACAATAAATTGCCATTGATATACCTGCATATGAATGCTCCAGAGAGGTTTGAAGATGAAGAATCTACTATTGATTTTGAAAGTGATTGCGCCATCTATTTTCTTGTTGATGCCGACCCAAAAAATTGGTTGAGGTCAACGCATTTAGAACAAGCAATCAAGCCAATGAAATCACTATGTTCCGAGTTTATTCGTTCTTTATTTGCGTATAGTAGAACTAACGCAAGCAACAAGATTACTTACGTTGAAAATGACTATGCTAATTTCGGTAAAGTGCAATGGGAAGGAGTGAAGAGTCAAATCTTTGCGGACAATACCTCTGGTACTGAACTGCTCATTAAAATACCATTCAACAAATGTTTTTCGTGCTGCGAAAATTAAATTAAAACAAATTATTAATACTTAATACAAAAAACAATATGTCATTATGTTCTTGCGATGTGTCGCTTCAAAACACAGGTTCACCAAGTTGCGCCCCAGTTATGGGTGTTGCAGCAAATTTTATTTTAGTTCCGTTAATTGCCAACGATGGTACATTTAACTACATTGACCCAACTGATACTTTAAACGATGCATATTTTACTGCGTTGATTAATGAAG